CTGAGTAACCCCAGCTGTGACTCTGTACTGACCATCGGACTGAATAGCGGCTGAAGCCCCAGTTTGAACCAACCAAGCATTGTTTGAATCCTTGTAGATAATTACAGTTGTAGTAGTTACACCTTGGTAAACATTTGTACCAACTGTTCCTACACCACCATCATTAGTTCCTAGAAATTTATAGTTCTGATTAACGCTTGTACTTGTACTAGCAGTTGCTCCGGATAAAGTATAAGCATTAATATCTCTACCCTCTGAAGATACTAAATATCTAGACCAAGAAGGACTCATATTATAAGCTTGAGAAGCTCTTCTGTTTACAAAATCTAATATATTAACTTCTTCTTCTGTAGTAAAAGAACTGACTCCAGCTAGTGCTTGTATTAAAGCTTTTAATCCTCCGACTCCACTATAGTTTCTGTCTTGCATTATATCTGATTAGGGCTAAGTTCTGGGAACTTTTTATTGTAGTACTTTAAAAATTCTTTTGAGTGGACTTGATCGTGTCCGTATTTTTGAGTTAGTCGAAAGAAGTCACGAGCTGGAATAGTAGCCACTGGCTTTCCTAAAGTTGGGTGCGTTTTTCCTCTTAATTGATTAGCTTCTTTTTTTGCTTGAGCAACTCGTAAGTGCTCAGTTTCTTTTTCTAATTTGAAACCACTCTTGATTTCATTCATAAATGCTGCGTCTATTTCACCAGTTGTAAAACTTTTTGGTAAGTCCGTAATAATATCCATAAGTATTTAAGTAGTTTTAAATTAAAAAAAAAGGTAGGGGGCTTTCGCCCCCGTACCAAATTTGTATTATGCAAATGATCCTAGATCAATGATGCGTAATCCGATAACAATGTTACCAGCAGTTAAGCTAGCAGTTGTTCCGTTAACTTCAGCAAGAATAGTAGTTGCTGCTTGGAAAGGAACCGCTTGTGATTGGTTACCAGTGAATCCATCTCCAGAGTTAAATACTGGAGCTGACATTCCATCAACATCAAGAGCATCAATGAACTCATCTGGGTCACCAGCTGTAGTACCAACATCTAAAGTGATGTCAGTAGCACCAGCAAGTGCAGTTGATTCAAAGACACCGGCTAACTCAACAGCACCACCCGCTGGGATGATTGCGATTGGAAGTTGACCAGCTGTTCCTAATGTTTCACCATTAAATGGATCTGTGCCTAGTTTAATTTTTGCTAAATCATCAAATGATAATGAGATGACGTGAGTATATCCGGAAGTTCCGGCTTCGTTTACAGTTAATTGTGCCATAGTTATATTTCTCCTTGGTTAATAATTAAGATATAGCTTGGATGTAACCGTGAGCACCGGGGTGGTATACACCTAGTGTCAAAGAACAATCAACATAACCACGCTCACCACCACCCATATTAGGGAGACGAGTTGAGCCCAATGGAATTAACTCGTGAACACCGTAGTATTCTGGGTTAACTAAGTATCCAGCACCGTTTGCTGTACCACCAGTTACTGCTGGCATACAATCTGGGTTACCGTTTACTACTGACACGATACCGTGGTCTGACTGATATAAGTCAACAGACAATTTGATTGCAGTATCGTTACCGTTGTAATTTACGTTACGTACATCGTTTGCATTACCGCTACGTGCGAAATCAGAGATCTCGTTACGAAGAGCTGTATCAGCAACTAACATAAGGTCATTAACTGTTCCAGTTTCACGATAGATCGAAGAGATCATTGTGTTAAGAACTGTTTCTGTGAAGTTAGCACCAGTTGCGTGAATAGATGCAGCTGGAGTACGGAAAGCAGCTGGAACATCAGCTGGACCAGCACTATCAATCCAGTCACCTAAACCACGTAATGCGTAAGCTGTACCAGCACCGTTTTCAACAGCACGATCTTGAGTACCAGCAAGGGTAGCTTCAATATCTCTTTTGATTTCACGGATTGCTTTAGCTTCTGCTTGAGCGATTTTAGCTGGACCTACGGAATCAACAGCCTCTTGGAGGTCTGATACCATATAGTCACGGCGGAACTTTTGTACGTAGTTACCTAGACGTGCACGACCGCTAAATTTGTCAGTGAATGCTGTTACGTCAGCTCCTTCAGCAACACCAGCAGTTGATGGTGATGCAAGGCTGTCGACAGTCCACTCAACAAATGTAGCACTAGCTTTCTGCTTTGAAGCAGATGAAAGGATTGGAGTTTCTTCTGGAGCAAGAATTGACAAAACATCAGTCAAGTCTTCTCTGTTGGAAACACCAGATCCCGGATTTGTAGTATCGAATGTATTTGAGAATGACATTGTATTATATAATTAGGATTATCGGTTTTTTAATTGTAGAGTTCTGAGAGTAATGAAATCACTCTTGTTGCCAGATTGTCTAAATTGTTGGTCAAGATTTTTAAGTGCCTTGACGGACTTTCCCACAGTTTTTTCTGATTGAGATGCAGCTGTACCAGCTGTTTTTGGCGGAGTCAATGTTGTATTCTTTGGAGTTTCTTTAACCGGTTTACGTCCATAAATACTATTCGCTGCGTGAGCAATCAGATAATTAAGTTGAGCTGCAACTTCTGGATCTGCTTTCTCTCGTAGTGAATTGAATCTTGGATCTCCAATCATAGCTTCGTAGCTTTTGCGTACGTCATTATCTTCTCCTTGTAGCCAATTAAGTTCTTGTTCAGCTTGTGCATCAAAAGCTTCTTTGAGCTGATGTGACTGCTGTACTCTTTGAACTTTTTGTAACTGAGCTGGTAGAAACTTATCACGAGCTTTACGTGCGTTCAATAAACTTTTACGTACGTCTGCTTTTGTAAGTTCTTTTCCTTCGACTTCAGTTACGACATCTTCGGGTCCGTAGCCATCTGCGTTAAATAATGTTTCCTCCGCCCACTCAATAACTTCTGTTACTTCTTTCGCCTTTTCTTGTAATCCTTCTAACGTATCTACTGATTCGTACGGATTATTGGCTACCTCTTGAGTCTCTAATGGATTATTATTTTGCAGTTGAGCCTCCATCTCTTTCAGTTTAGCTTCAGCTGCTTTACGCTTTGCTGTAAGCTCTCCGAATCGAGCGACTGCTCTACTTCCTAGCTTTTCGGATAATTCACGAAGATCGTCTTCGGACATCTCATCTAGATCTAACTGTGAAAGAACATCTTCAGAACCTTGTGGTTCTTCAGTTTGTTCAGCAACGATTTCTTCATTGACTTCAGCTTCGGTACTCTCAACCTCGGCTTCTTCAGTTACTTCATCTGTTGCTTCAACAATAGGAGCTTCTTCTTGAGTTGCCTCATTCTGTTGCCCCAAACGGCGAGATACAAAATCCGCCATTGACATATTATTTGACTGTTCCGCTGTTGTTTCTGTTGAGGGTTCAGCGATTCCCTCTGTGATTTCGTTTGACATAATGTTTGCACTCCTTAACGCCGAGCGATGGCGATGATTATATTATAACTTATATATCAAGTTAAATTCTGTCAGAAAATTTTGTCTTTAAATTACGCCAGTCACACATCTGTAGTATCTGATCGTAAGTTAAGATACGCCCAGATATTTGTTGTATCTGTTCGTTGCTTGCGTTATGTAACTCTTCTATTGTTTCCTCCCGGAGGTCAGAGATTACTTGTAGGAATCGAGCAAAGTGCTCGTGATTACTAAGTGATTGTAAGTCCGTTTCTAGGCTCATAATTATTGTGCTGCTGAACGCATAAGTGCTACTGTACGTGGTCCTCTAGTCTTAACTTGTTTGTACCACTTTGAATCAACCATTTCATCGGCTGCTGTTGCGTAATCATCATTTTGCAAAGCTGCTCTCATCTTTTTAAATGTACTCAATTTATTGTATCCTAAATTAAATGACATATCAATCAATGCCATTTGTACATTCTTAGGACGGCTCTTAATATCGGGATCAAACTTTTTCAAATCCTCTACAGCCCTAGCCATTGAGTAACTATATAAAGAAGATATTTCTTTGTCACTTAGTTCTCTTTTGCCGGACTTTAGTTCATCTCTGTTTAGTCCCAATGAATCCAAGATTGGTTGATTACTTTTATCTTCTAGATTGAAACCTACTCCGATGGACATATTACCCAATGAATCCTTGTAAGCTTTTGGTCTTACACCTTCATTGACTCCTATCATTTCTGCCACTTCTTGGGCACCTTTATTTTTTGCTACAGCTCTAGCTACGTAGCCTTGTGCGGATAAATTATTAGCCATATTAGATTCCTTGTGTGTTAATATCTCCCATCTGAGCTGGCTCTGTACCGACTCTACCGATTTGGGCGTTCTGTGCTTGTTGCATTTGGAAGGTATACTGTCCGGCGTACTTCTCAAGTCTCGCAGCAAAGGCTTCATCTGATTGAAGTCTTTGTGCAACGTCTGGCTGAGAAGCGTACTGCTGGATAACAGTAAGAGCAATTTGAGCACCGT